ACGTGATGCTAAAGCAGATGGCATACAACCTGGTGAAAAAATAACAGTTGGTGGTAAAGAATATCCTGTTAAAGAAAGCCTAGCTGATATTGCTGCCTTGGCCGGTATTGCCACTGAAGGTCGAGACTACGGTGATACAACATTTGAAGAGCCAGCAGAGTTTGACAACACACCCAAGGAAGAAGTTATGCCGGCTGATGTAATGCTAAAAGGTGGCAATGGTGAAGTTGCCGGCATGGAAAAGAAAATGAGTAAAAATGGTGCTGCCCGTTTTAGCGACAATCCAATGGAATCTATCAATCCGTTAGAGTCCTTAGGTCGTAGACTAATGCAGGCATACAACAGCATTAAAATACAAAAATGATCAAGTCGTTTCTTGATTACCTAGCCGAAGCCCAAGCAGTAGATGAAGATCAATATGGTGGAGGCTTTGGTGGTGGTAGTGTAGGACCTGTCACTGATACTACCAGCCCTATACATGGCGAAGATGTAGAAGAAGATAAAAAGAAAAAGAAAAGACGCGATGAAGATTAAAGATATCATTGTAGAAGATAAAATCAAAGTTACCAAGGTCAAAATTGACACCGACAGAAACAATGACGGCATTCCTGATAGTCATCAATCGGCTACACCAGGACTTAGAACTCATCCCAAACTAGACAATAGTAGTCCGTATCATCCATGGCGTTTTGCTGCCTATTTCTTAGGAGGAGCCGGAGATAAAAGTGGCAAGTACGAACACGAGCCCAACCGCGATGGTCCTAACGGACAGGCATTGATTGCTGCAGCATACTCTAAAGGTGAACGAGACATACTAGATCAGGCTGCCAAGGCATTTGGTTGGGAAGCTAATCACACTAAACTATCACCAGATGGGTCTACAGAAACCAAAGATGTACACACAGTTAGTCCATTTCGTGTACGCACAAAAAAATAATGAAAATCTTTGAAATACTGAACGAAGTAACCACGCCCGACGGTGGCGGTAGTCGGGATTTTCAGAATATACCAAACGACAGCAATCAACAGATTGTCAGCCCAATTGGCACAGTACAGACTGGCACTGAACAACAGCTTAGAAAAATAGAACGAGAAAATAATATTAAAGTAGGCAGCCCAGCTTGGTTCAGATTATACTCAAAACCAAATCTTAAAGGTGAAAAGCCCATTGGCGATGCACCGGCTCCTACTGTTGTGCGTGACATAGACCGTCACAAAGATTAAAACTAATTAAGATGTCGAACTAACGTTTGCTACTATTGGTGGCGGAGTAAATCCATTAATAAATGTTATCCACTCGTTTGCTGCATCTAATGTAGTCCAAGTTCTGATAGAAAATCCCGGTTGACTAGAATCTACTGACCCATTAGTTACTCCAGCATTTGGTCCGGTTGCTCTTCCAGACCCCATTAGTGTTCTTAGATGAGTTGAATAAGTTGCATTTTGGTCAGCGGTTAATGTTGTTTGCCATTGTTCTGTAGTTGTAATTGTCATGTTAAATTCCTTTTAGTATATATCTTATTTATTATTATTTAAATAAAATGATACATATACCTAAGCTACTTCTAATTTAGGTCTACCCAAGTATTGATACCAAGAATCTTGTTTGACACTAAAAGGCATTTTCTTCCACTGCCCAACAAGACTGTAATAATCAGGTTTGTACGGTTTTACCAGTGGATTGATTAATCTACTGCCTTTAGTATGATTACATGATTTACAGCTAGTAACACAGTTAGTCCATATAGTTTTACCACCGGCGCTACGTGGGAGAACATGATCAATGGTTAACTCTTCATAATCAAATACATCATCACAATACTGACACTTAAATAAATCACGCATATATAAATTATATCTGCTAAACTTAACAGATTTTTTATAATGAAAATAATCTTTTGTTACGCAAATACTAGGGACATTTAAGGCCAACCGTTCACTGTGAACAATCCAGTCAGGATAAGTTTCAAGTACATGAACTCTGCCCAAATACATTAATTTTATAGCATGTTGCCAATTAATAACGCTTAAAGGTAATACCGATATAGGTTCGTAATTTTGATTAAGTAATAGTGTGTCTGACATTAAATATACTTATATGATTAAAACTGCATGAACTTGGAATTTACTAACGACATACCAAAACACTTTAACACACCATTCAGTGGTAAAAGAGTATACTGGACATGGTCGGATCGCAAAGAGTCTTGGCTTAACAATGTTAAAACCAACCAACAATTTTTTGAAGAAAACGGGTGGTTGGATGAATTTGCTATAGAATATAATTATAACAGTCACGGATTTAGAAGTCAAGAATTTAACAATAATCCAAGTTGGATTGCCTTAGGTTGTAGTTTTACTGAAGGAACAGGATTACCGATTGATGCAGTCTGGGTATCCTTGTTATCAAACCTAATGAAAATACATATATGGAACTTGGGTGTGGCCAGTGGTGCATTAGATACTTGTTTTAGGTTATTAGAGTATTATATAGATAAATTAAACATACAAGGAGTATTTTTGTTACAACCACCAGCACATAGATTTGAGTTGTTCAGCGAAGGATATCCTTGTTTGTATCTACCAAATGATCGAGACAATGCTGCATTTCCAATTTTTAAAAATTGGGTCGGCGATGATAATAATATTAAATTTAATGAAAAGAAAAATTTGCTAGCAATGCAAAAACTATGCGATATCAATAATATAAGATTAATAAAACGTACAAGTAATGATTTATTAAACAATGGCACGTCTGTTAGACAAGCAAGAGATTTAGCACACCCTGGCAAAGATAATCACATTAATCTAGCCAATATTTTTTATAAAGATTATATAAATGGCTAAAAGTTTAGAAGGCGTACTAGTAAAACCAGCTCACCGCAAGGAAAGCTATACCGAAGCACAGATCCTTGAAGTGGCCAAATGCATGGATCCAGTGACCGGTCCAGAATACTTTATGGACAACTACTTTTATATACAGCATCCTACTAAAGGTAAAATGCTGTATCATCCCTTTGGCTATCAACAGAAATTGATACACACATATCACAATTATAGATTCAGTGTTAGCCTAATGCCTAGACAAACCGGTAAAACAACCAGTGCCGCGGGTTACCTATTGTGGTACGCTATGTTTAATCCAGATAGTACAATTTTAATTGCCGCACACAAATACACAGGCGCACAAGAGATTATGCAACGTATTCGTTATGCCTACGAACTGTGCCCAGATTTTATACGTGCTGGTAGCACCAGCTATAACAAAGGCAGTATAGAATTTGAAAACGGATCACGTATTGTCAGTCAAACAACAACAGAAACAACAGGTCGTGGTATGAGTATAACCTTACTATACTGTGACGAGTTTGCATTTGTTAGACCTACTATTGCCAAAGAGTTCTGGACCAGTATATCTCCTACACTAAGCACTGGTGGTAAAGCAATTATTACAAGTACTCCCAACAGTGACGAAGATCAGTTTGCACTAATTTGGAAACAGGCCAACAAAAACATTGATGAGTTTGGAAACACCACAGACCTAGGCGTAAATGGATTTAAGCCATATCAAGCAAGTTGGGACGAGCATCCAGACCGTGATGAGCAATGGAAAGCAGAAGAAATTGGACGCATTGGCGAAGAACGTTTTAGACGTGAACACGGTTGTGAATTCCTGATCTATGATGAAACATTAATTAACTCTACTACATTGGTTGAACTAGCCGGAATTGAACCTGTTGAACGACAGGGGCAAGTGCGCTGGTATAAAAAACCCAAAGCTGGAAATATATACTGTGTAGCATGGGATCCAAGTTTGGGCACAGGCGGTGATCCAGCAGCTATTCAAATTGTTGAGTTACCCAGCATGATGCAGGTGGGGGAATGGCAACACAACAAAACTTCTGTACAACGACAGACAAGAATACTACAAGAAATTAATCAGTATTTGTTTGACTGTGTAGGCAGCAACTCGGACATATACTACAGCATAGAAAACAATACTCTAGGCGAAGCTGGGTTAATTGAAATTAATCATATTGGCGAAGAAAATATTCGTGGATATTTTTTAAGTGAACCGATACGCCCAGGACATTCAAGAACGTATCGTAAAGGATTTACCACTACCAATAAAAGCAAGATTGCTGCTTGTTCCAAGTTGAAAAATTGGATCGAAACTAAAAAATTACACTTAGCCAGCAAAAACATTATCACAGAACTTAAAACCTTTGTAGCACATGGCACCAGTTTTGCTGCTAAAATAGGCGAAACAGATGATTTGGTAATGGCAATGTTACTGGCGGTACGCATGATACAGGTTATACAGGGCTTTGATGCCAGTATAGATGATCGTTTGCGTACACAGGACGAAACAATAGATCCGCTTCCGTTTATAATGGTCAGCTAAATACAATATGCGTGAAATAGAAAATATAGCCTCTGCACTTTTTGACAAAATCCGTACCAGATTTGACAATGTCAGTCTCGGCGACGAAAACTCAAAAGCAACAACAGACCCAGAAAAAGCCCGTTTTATCAACTTTGATTATACCGCGGACGGTAAAAAAGTTGGTAACATTACACTTAGTCTAATCGATGAAAAAAATCTAAAAGTCTACTACAGCACAGATATGGTAGATCGTATCAAAGCCTTAGACGATCAATCTGCATTGGGCGAAGATGATGCACTAGGACAAGAAACCCCTGGCAAAAACGAAGAACAACATTGGTACAGTTTCCTACAAGGATTACGTGGATTTGCCAAACGTAATATAATGGGCTTTGACGCACGTGATATTACCAAAAGCAATTTACAATTAAAAGATATTAAACAACAAAGCAAATCCGATAACACTTTGGGTGCTGAAGAAATTACAGTGGCAGAAAGCCGCATGTTTGGTACTAGCCGTAGCAGTTATCAAGAATGTGGTCCAGTGCGTATTATTGTTCGTCATAGCGACAATGTAGATGAAACTAAACGTGGCGCCCGTACTCGTAATGTAGATGCTGTGTTTGTTGAAACACACCTGGGTGAGCGTTTCCTATTACCATTTAAGAACCTACACGGTGCTCGTGCAATGGCACAGCATTGTAGTCAAGGTGGTCGAGTTGAAGATGAGCTAGGCGAAGGCATTTGCGGCATGGTCAGTGAAATGGATGCAATGCGTCATTTTGTTCGCGAAGCTAAACGTCGGCAATTTGAAGACAACGAAACATCTGCAATGGCACATGCAGCGGTACAGCATTATAGCGAATTAAAAAATCAACTACGTCACATTGGCGGACGTCGTGGTTATGACAGTTATCGAGAATGTTACATGCCCACCGGGGATATTGAAGAAGATGTAGATATAGCCAGTTTACGTGAGCGTTTTGTTAAAAAAGTTTACAATGATCGATTTGACGAAGCACTACCGTATGTATATCGCGCTTATAAAAATCAAAAGGCTCGAGAAGCAACACCAATGGCAGAAGAATTTGAATCATGGATAAATGACGTTTCCGAAAGTACATGGGCCGCACCTGACGATGATATGGATGTTAAAGAATTAGATCAAATAATGAGTCAACCAACTTTACGTGTAGGTGACCATGGTGATGATGCCATTGGACAACTATACGATACCATAGGCGATGACGAACTATATGATAAAATTGCAGCTCGTGCCGCAGAAGAAGGCCCAGATGCTGACTGTAGAATGGATGTAGTAGAATGGTTACATGATCATGGCTATCCAGATTTGGCAGAAAAATATAATCCACAGTATACACAAGATCAACAACCGTTACAGGCACAAGACCAAGCAGTAGCACAACAGCAAGCTGACATAAACGCACAAAATCAACAGTATGGTGCTGCTGGTACAGCAGATCCAAGTCCAGCAGTGAACCCTGCTAACGAAGACACAGATCCTTTGGACTTTATTCGTAGTTTGGCTGGATTAAAGAAATAAATTTATTACACAGGAGAATACACAACATGGATCCAAAACAGTTTAGACGCTACGCAGATTTAATTACAGAAGCTGAATCAGCTCCAGTACAAGCACCAGTTGACGAAGGTTTTAGCAATTATGATGGTACAGAATTAAATTTTTATCATGTGGTGGTGGACTTTTTGATAGAAGCCAACACACCAGAAGAAGCTAGAAAAAAGGTTACTGAATATAATTTTGCCAAGGTACAAGAACGTGGCAACGGGTGGCATAATTTTGATGTAATAAAAGTTAAACAAACCCGAGATGTAATTTAACAATTTGTAAAATACAGTTTTACCAAAAGGGCACAATTATTTGTGCCTTTTTCTTTGACAGCATAAATACAAATGTTATATACTAGCGGAGTGCTAGAATATATCTAGGCATATTAAAGACCATCTTAACATAAAGGAAATACATCATGGCAATGACATTAGCAGAAATTAGAGCAAAGTTACAAGCAAACGAAGGCCGTAAAACCGGCGAATCATCTGGCCAGGGCGATAATGCAATATACGCACACTGGAACATCGCAGAAAACACCACAGCAAGAGTAAGATTTTTACCAGACGGCAATAACGCCAACTCATTCTTTTGGGTTGAACGTGCAATGATTAAATTACCATTTGCTGGCATTAAAGGCCAAGCAGATAGCAAGCCTGTAGTAATACAAGTACCTTGTGTAGAAATGTATGGATCTGGTGAAAACTGTCCAATCTTGGCAGAAGTACGCACATGGTTTAAAGATCCTAACTTGGAAGAAATGGGTCGTAAGTATTGGAAAAAACGCAGTTACCTGTTCCAAGGGTTTGTACGCGAGAATCCACTCAGTGATGATAAAACTCCAAGTAATCCAATTCGTAGATTTGTTATTAGCCCACAGATCTTTAACTTGATCAAGAACGCACTAATGGATCCAGATATGGAAAACCTACCAACTGACTACCAGTCTGGTCTTGATTTTAACATCAAAAAAACTTCAAAAGGTGGTTACGCAGACTACAACACCAGTACATGGGCACGTAAAGAAACTGCTCTTACAGCAGATGAAACTGCGGCCATTGAGCAGTTTGGACTGTATAACTTAACAGATTTCTTACCTAAGAAGCCTGGCGAAGTAGAACTCAAAGTTATCAAAGAGATGTTTGAAGCGTCAGTAGATGGTCAACCATACGATGCTGACAAGTGGGCTGCTTACTACAAGCCATATGGCTTAGAGGTAAAAGGTGGTGCAACTCCATCACCAGCAGTGGCTGACATTGACGAGGATACACCTGCTCCGACAGCAAAAGCTTCAGGGTATGTGGCCACTGACGAAGATGATACTCCAGCCCCTACTGCTCCGGTACAGGCCGCACCTGCTAAACCTTCAAGCCAAAAAGCTGAAGATATTTTAGCAATGATCAGAAACCGTAAACAGCAATAATGCTTGTGTATGGGTAGGGCTTACGGTCCCCACCCTTTTTCTATTCAAAATGTCAATGATAAAATCTATAGGTTTTGCCCTAGATCCAACCAATGTTCCTAGTTTCTTGTTAGACTGGGAAATTACCTTACGGTGTAATCTGGATTGTAGCTATTGCCCCAAGGAGTATCATGACAACACCACAGAACATCCGCCCTTGGCAGAGTGCCTCAAGTCCATTGATTTCATGTACGATTATGTTAATCGGTACATGCAGTATAAAAAACCCAGTCAACGAAAAGTTGTCTTAAACGTGTACGGTGGGGAAAGCCTATTTCACCCCGACATTGTAGAAATACTGGAAGCCTGCAAAGAAAAATACAAACAATACCAAGACCAATGGATACTCACAGTCACCTGTACTACCAACGGTATAGTAGGAAAAAATCTCTGGCAAAAAATTGTACCGCTGATAGATGAATTCACTGTCAGCTATCACACAGAAAATTTACCAAAGCAAAAACAACAATATTTAGAAAACATACTGTATCTCAAAGAACAGAACAAAAGATTTAAATCAGTAATAATGATGCATACCAATGCTGAATTATTCAAAGATGCCGAGACTGTGATTGAATTTTGTAAACAACACGAAATCAGATACGTGCCCAAACCATTTGATGTACCGGCCGGAGTATATGACCCGTATACCCAAGATCAATTTAACAAACTAAAAACATTTTGGATTAAACAGGTGCCAGTTATCAGACAGGACGACTATACAAAAAGTTTAGCCGCAGTTGGGCAAGGGGACAAAGTACAGAGCATCGACGAAGGTCGCCCGTGTTGTGGCGGTAGAAAGTTAAGTTTAAATGGGGATTTAAAATCAAATGTAAGTTTTGTTCCTAGACAAGGTTTTGAAGGGTGGAGTTGTAGTGTCAATTGGTTCTTCTTGTATGTGAGACAATATGACAAAAACATTTACACCAATAAAGATTGTAAAATGAGTACCACTGGCAACATGGAACCATTGGGCACGTTAGACAATGCTGATCAAATACTAGATACACTACAAACACAACTGGATTCAAAAACCATGCCCATTATCAAATGCAAGAAACAATCTTGTTTCTGTGGGATCTGTGCACCAAAAGCAGAAAGCCAAACGGATTTCATGGATTTAATTAAGAGAAACGTTCCCATTGACGTTTTTCAAAAAGAATGTTAAAATAACAACAACTAATCAATAAGGAAATAATCATGGCAATTACAAAACCATTTGATGTAAGTAAATTTAGAAAAAGCATTACAAAGAGTATTGACGGTATTAGTGTTGGATTTACAGATCCAACAGATTGGGTATCAACTAATAATTATGCTCTCAACTATTTGATTAGTGGAGATTTTAACCGAGGTATTCCGTTAGGTAAAGTTACTGTGTTTGCTGGTGAATCTGGTGCAGGTAAAAGTTTTATCTGTAGTGGCAACATTGTTAAGAACGCACAAGACCAAGGTATTTACGTAATTTTAATTGACACGGAAAATGCACTTGATGAGGATTGGCTTAAGGCATTAGGGGTAGACACGTCAGAAGATAAACTTCTTAAGTTAAATTTAGCTATGATAGATGATGTGGCTAAAGTTATTTTTGATTTTACTAAAGAATATAAAACGCTACCCGAGGATCAACGCCCAAAAGTCCTGTTTGTTTTGGACAGCTTGGGCATGATGCTTACACCAACTGATGTAAATCAATTCGAAGCAGGCGACCTTAAAGGTGACATGGGCCGTAAACCTAAGGCACTTACCGCACTAGTTCGTAACTGTGTAAATATGTTTGGTGCTTTGAACTTAGGCCTAGTATGTACAAACCACACTTATGCAAGCCAAGATATGTTTGATCCAGATGACAAGATCTCGGGCGGTCAAGGATTTATCTATGCAAGTAGCATAGTGGTAGCTATGCGTAAACTCAAGTTGAAAGAAGACGAAGATGGCAACAAGATATCTGAAGTCAAGGGTATACGTGCTGCCTGTAAGATTATGAAGACCAGATATGCTAAACCTTTTGAATCGGTGCAGGTCAAGATCCCTTATGAAACAGGCATGAATCCATATTCAGGTCTAGTAGATTTATTTGAAGGCAAGGGATTATTAGCCAAAGAAGGTAATAGTCTTAAATATACTCTAACAGATGGTACAGTTATCAAACAGTTCCGCAAGGCCTGGGAACGAAATGATGATGGTAGCCTAGATCGGGTTATGGCAGATTTTACTGCTAATCCACATCATGCTGTTGAAGAACAAACACAAGAGGATGCCACCGAATGACTATAGATGTTGATATTTTAAGTGAATTATATACTATTATGAAACAGTATGTACCGACCAAAGATCGTCAAGAGTGTGCTGATAATTTAATGAGTATAATGGTTGATATGTTGGGTGATCAAGAACTCAGAGAGTTCGGCGGCACTGACAGTGCGTTAAAACGTGCTCTTAAAGAATATTCGGCAGACGATGAAGAGCAAGACGCAGACGAAGACTATTGAGAATTATTATTGTTCTCAAAAGTTTTGGTGGATGACCATAGAACCCGAAAGACGTTCTATTGCATCTTGCTGTGCTGCTACACCTGATAAAATAGATTTAACCTGGTTGCGTAATAATCCTGGACAGTTGTTTAACGTACCAGGGTTACAGACTGACCGACAACAAATGTTAGATAACCAACCTGTAGCTAGTTGCGAGGATACTTGTTGGCGAGCAGAACGTGCTGGATTGCCCAGTCGACGCACTACAATGGCGTCAACAGTTCGGACTCACACAGATGTAGTGTCGACCCCAACTACCTTGCATATCAATCTAGGTAGCGATTGTAATTTAACCTGTAGCTATTGTACCAAGCAATATAGTACAGCATGGTTACGAGACATTGATAAAAATGGTCCTTACCTAGATGAGGACAGGTTTACAATTAACAACAATGATCGTATTGTGCTAAAGCTAGGGCAGAAGGCAATAAAAGAAAGTTCTAGTTATCAATTAATAATTAATGAAATACGTAATATTAAAACTGCCACTCAAATTGAGATCACTGGCGGAGAACCATTTCTATATAACGGCCTTGCAGAATTAGTTAATAGCTTAACAGGTCCTGTGGACATATTTACTGGACTTGGGGTAGATACTAAACGTCTAGAACGAATTTTAGACACGTTGCCCGATACAGTGACCTTTACAGTTAGTGCAGAAAATGTAGATAGGCTATATGAGTTTAATCGCTACGGTAATACGTGGGAAAACTTTTTACGCAATTTAGAATTAATACAAAAGAGATTTAGTTATAGATTTTGTACAGTAGTTAGTAACTTAACAGTACACGGCCTAGAACAGTTCCGAAGAGAGTTTGGCACAGATCGTGATCTAATAAATTTTTGCACAGATCCCGACTATCTAAGTGCTAGCGTATTGGATCCTGACAGTAAAGTAATTTACAGTCATCAGATGCCCGGCCTGGCAACAACACTAGCAGTAGAACCTACTGTAGAACAAAAACAAAAAGCAAAGCAATATATACATCGCTTTGCAGAAATTAGAAATTTAGAATTACGTAACTTTCCTTATCATTTTATAAATTGGCTCGATGAATAAGTATTTCCCGATTAAAACAACAACAGCATGTCAGCTTAAATGGACATGGAGTACGGTATATTTGTATGAAGCAAATACAAATAGCTGTCATCGTGTTGGCAAAAGTTCTATCATCGATGACTTTGATAGTTTTCATAATACTCCTAAAAAGCTAGACGACCGTCGTTTAATGCTAGAGGGCAAGTGGCCCACGGGTGGCTGTGAATACTGTGCTAAGATAGAAGCCGCCGGCGGATCTAGCGACCGTATGATGCATTTACAAATACCTAACCTAGTGCCCGAGGAGTTAGATACCGATCCTACAGCCTTAGAAGTAACTCCTAGAATACTTGAAGTCTACTTTGATAATGTATGTAACATGAGTTGCATCTATTGTACGGATAAATTTAGCAGTAAGATACAACACGAAAATACCAAGTTTGGGCGTTTTGAAAAAGCAGGATTAGTAATAGAAAACACGTCTAAGAAGAATGACAAGTTTGAAGAAGTTACCAACAGCTTTTGGTCGTGGATGGATCGACACTATTCAAGTTTGCGTAGATTGCATATACTAGGCGGAGAACCTTTTTATCAACGGCAGTTTGATGTATGTTTAGACTTTTTAAACTCTCATGTTAACCAAGAATTAGAATTTAACATAGTTAGTAATTTAATGATCGACCCAGATAAGTTTAAATCGCAAATTATGCGTATTAAAGAACTAGTGGCAAAACGTAAAATCAAACGCCTAGACATAACAGCTAGCATTGATTGTTGGGGACCGGAACAAGAGTACATTAGATATGGATTAAACCTAGCCCATTGGCAAAAGAACTTTGAGTTCCTTGTAAATGAAAAGTGGATAACTCTAAACATAAATCAAACTATATCAGTGTTATCAATTCCAACCACTTTAGAATTGTGTAAATACGTAAACCGTTTTAGAAGTCAACGTCCAATTGGGCAATACTTTATGTCCGTAACAGAACCTAGTTACATGAATCCAGACATATTAGGCAACGTGTTTGATTTGTATTTTCAAGACATATTAAATGAAATGCCCAATTTGATATCAAAAGAATATATGAATGGTATACGGTTACAAATTGGTAATGCTAACCAAAATACTAGCGAAATTTCAAAATTGATAGTATACTTAACAGAGCTAGACCGTAGACGCAATACCAATTGGCGTACAACATTTCCGTGGTTAGAGCAAAAGGTTAAAGATGTGGTATAATAAAATTGTTGCAAACCTAAGTGAAATTCCTGCTTTCATTGAATACTATGAAGGCGAGCTTATGGCCGCAAAAGGTGAAATTAAAATTCGTGGCAATGTAGAAAAGGCCTTGAGTAACTTGCCTGGCGAAACAGAGCAACGCTTTAACCAATTACAAGAAATAGAAGCAGTATTAGAATACTTAAATATACAGTTACGTCGAATTCGTCAAACACATTACAAAAAATACCTAGAAGCCTATGCTCGTGCGTTAACGTCGCGTGATGCTGAAAAGTATGCCGAAGCCGAAGACGAAGTAATCGACATGGAAACTATTATTAACGAAGTAGCATTGTTGCGTAATAAATGGTTAGGTGTTATGAAGGGCATTGAAAGTAAAAACTTTATGCTGGGTCACGTGGTTAGACTAAGAACTGCGGGAATGGAGGATATTGTAGTATGATAGACTTTAGAGAACATGCTAGACAACTACTAGAAGAATATAATTTATGTGTGCAGGCCAAACCTAGACACAATGCAGTAGACGTACAGTTGGAAAAAGATGCAGTGAGTAAATGGGCAGTACATTTAAACAACCAACTTGGGTGGGGATCGGAAAACGATATTGCCGAAGCTTGTTATCAACTTGAGCCTAGATTACAATCACTTAAAAAAAATTTAGTTATGGAAATATTACAAAATGGAACAATTTAGTACACCTTACGACAGCCACGCACACAGTTTAAGTACAGCATTAAACTACCTCTACCTTTACGATGATTTTATGGATAACATTGAAGTTGTTGCTGATATGGGTTGCGGTGCTGGACTTGATACTCATTGGTGGGCCACCAGAGAAACCAGAGATGAAGTGCCAGAACCACAAGACTATCTTTGTTATGCTGTAGATATTGATACAGACAAGATCGAACCAACGGTATTAGAACATTCTAATATTATTCCTATCAGTGGCAACTTTGAAACACGAGTAATACCTAGACAGGTCGATTTAATGTGGTGTCACAACAGTTTTCAATACGCTGTTAATCCATTAAACACATTGAAAGTCTGGAACGAAACAATGAACGTTGATGGCATGTTAGTAATAACAATGCCCATGACACAGTCATATCAATATAATAGATTAAAAACACGTAGCGTAGATCGCTGTTATTATAATTACAATATTTGTAATCTTATGTACATGTTGGCCGTAAATGGGTTTGACTGTAGAGACAGCTACTTTGATATAAGTGCAAATAATCCCTGGATCAGTGCAGCAGTGTATAAAAGCGATCAAGAACCATTGGATCCGGCTACCACAACCTGGCACGATCTAGTAGAGCTAAAACTAGTAAATGATAGTGTAGCCTCAAGTTTGAACAAATACGGTTATGTTGCCCAAGAAGAACTAATATTCAAATGGCTAGACCAGGACTGGCGTTACGCTAAGAACTAAATACTAGATGCGTGAACTATTAAACTTACTCGATAATGTATTAACCGAAAGTAGCGGGCTAGTAGCACGTAAACCCGGTGATCCTTTTAAAAGAAAAGAACCCATGAATGATGGCAACGATGATATTTCTTTTGTTGCCCGTCATTTTTATCCCGAACAAGGCGGTACGTTAGAGCCAGAACAGTTTGCACCTGTAGTTAAAAGATTACAAAGTGCAGGTGTAAAATTTGTTAACAAAAAAATGCCCAATAAAGGCGGTATTTTAGTAATTGAATTTGTCAACGATAGTGGGCAACGTCTATATTGGGCAAAAGTTTTTGGAGCAATTAATCCTATATTTGATAAAAACAGCTTCCACGGTAAAGAAATTCCTGGTAATTATGCACTACAAACAGCAATAGCCAGCAAAGAACACGTGGGATATAAACCTTCTCAAGTGCTAGAAACATTTGCTAATCAAACTCCAGACTCTGTACTTGGACAAATAACCAAACGTTTTGGCAACAGTAGTCCACTTACAACTGCCGCCAAGGTAATCGCTGATGCTGGACAATTTCCTGTAAATGTCACTGGAGCTGGACAAATTGATTTCACTGGATTTAGAGATTACTTTTGCGAAATGCTACAACCTATTGTGCTGATACATGGTGCCACCGTTGAAGGTAACGCCGGTGATGCTGCAACAAGATTTTTAGGACCAAACGGATTTAACGATTGCGTAATGACATTTAATGAAACGTCCGGCGGAGAGTTAGCAGACTGTATATTAACCAATCCCGAAGGCAAATCTATACAACTTAGTTCCAAAGGTGCCAAAGGTGCCGACGCCAGTGCTGTTAATTTATTAATGGAAGCACGTAAGTTACAAGAAGCTGGCCTAGGTGAATTTATTGACAATCACCCAGAGGTGATGGAAATACTTGAAGAAATTGAAAAAGGTGGGCACAACTCAACTCCATTGAACTTTGGCGTTAGGTATGGTCTAATTACTCAAATTGAATCAGAACTTATAATGGAACATTTACCTAAACTCAGTACATTTGATCCTAATTCGGCTAAATGGATGACTGCTAATTTGCGTAAGATTTATAAAGAACGCACTGCCGAAGGCGAAATTATTCCGTTAAATCATATAATAGCCAGCATTGCTTACCAAGTGTCGGATTATATTAACTTAAACACTGACTTTGGAGAAGCATGTAGTGAAATATTAAACAACGGCGCATTGGTTCAAATGTATACCAGGGCTAAACAAACAGGCGATACAATTAGTGTTAATTTTAAAACAATTTGGCCAGGAAAAGCAGTTACAAATGTTACATTACAGCCAGAAAAAGCCTATAATAGCAAACGGTCAAGTAAAGGCAAGTACGTATTTCGTATCAATGAAAAAGCTAAAGCAATTCCAAATAAAGACGAAGCAACAACAGCAGTACCTGCCATGCCCCCAACAACACCTAAAGCACATGATGCATCGATGAGCGCAGATAAAATCACACGTCCAGGACGTCGGGCAGAACCACGTGGTGAACCCGCCGCAGGCCTAGGTCGCGAACGTCGTTGACCTCAGCATAATATTGTAGTATACTGTACCTAAGGGCCGTTGGCGCAGCGGTTAGCGCAGAGGACTCATAATCCTTTGGTCCTTGGTTCAAATCCAAGACGGCCCACCATATATAAAAAATGTATAAATTTGATCAAAACGATAAACTAGGTTTTTACCAATTTGGTGAACATAAGTTTCACAATAAAGTTGTGGCTCTAGTAGAAGGCACTAAACACAATCAATTTCCAGAATGGAACTTTAACAAAGACCTGTTTGATAAAATTGATTGGTCAATTGAACCTGAAGTTGATCTTAAAGAAATATATAGAGTAAGAGCTCTACAACTCAGAGAAAAATACGACTACATAAGGTTAGAAGCTAGTGGTGGTGGCGATAGTACTACTGTAGTCTACAGCTTCTTGTTAAACAGTATTCATTTAGATGAGGTAGTTTTTCGATATCCTAAAAAAGGAGAAAAGAATGTTGCCGATGATCCTTTTAACACCAAGCCTGAAAATACCTTAAGTGAATACAAATTTGCTGCACAACCGTTGTTACACTGGATTGCTACTAACTATCCTACTACTAAAATTACTGTGCATGATTACAGTGAGGATATGCTAAACAGCAACCATGACGAATCATGGGTATATACTACTAGAGATTTCTTTCAGCCTGGGCACCCTTTTAAGTTTACAGTTGATGCAGTCAACTCGCATAAAGATTTACTAAATCAAGGTAAAAGCGTATGCATACTATACGGTATTGACAAACCCAAGGTATGTATTAAAGACAAAAAATGGTATTTGTATTTTATGGACATACAGGCCAACAGTGCCAGCCCGGTTATAGGCGATTATACTAATGTTACCAACGAATACTTTTACTGGACTCCAGATTTACCCCAGTTGTTAGCCAAACAAGCACACATAATAATGAATTGGTTTAATATAGAATCTAATAAAAATTTACAACACTTAGTACGTTGGCCTAATTATAGCTTTGCACAACGCACAGCATTTGAACAAATTATAAAACCGTTAATATATCCCGACTACGACCAAACTACATTTCAAACTGGCAAGCCGACTAACAGTTTTTACAACGAAATGGACTTTTGGTTTTATACTAATTTCAAAGAAACACATACTCATAATGTATGGTTGGCGGGACTAAAACATTTGGTAGATAATATAGATGCTAAATATTTTAACTATGAATTAGGAAAACCTGTAGGACTAGTGGGATTTATAAGCCCGTCCTATTATCTTGGAGAAGCAAAATTTGAGGATCCAAGACACAATTTGCACTTTAAATTTTAATATGTCTAAATCAATTAAAAAGGGATCATACAGAATTATGGTATGGGATAGCAGATATTTGCATCAGATTAAACCATGTGCGGGCTACGCAAAAGAGAAATTAATGGCTATTAGTTTTAGAATTAGGACTAAATAAATATAGCAACGCCGGATTAACCGACGTCGGACTAAACAGACGCCTAGGGTAGCGAAACCCTTTTACTACTGTGTTACACGTAGAACGCCCACCGTGTGCATTTATGCAAGCTACCAACAACTTAATAAAAGGAATAAAATAATGAAACCAATTTCTATTAGATGGGTATTAGCTCATGAACCAATTGAAATTTTCATAAGAGCAGCAGAACATTTTGCTAAAGTAATTGAAGAAAAAGCTCCAGGACAAGTTAACATTGAAATTTTAACTTTAAGCGAATATAGCAAAAAATACAACAACGGCGTTAAAATCACTAAAAATCAATTGTTAGAGTTAATGGACTCTGGCAAGATTGAAATGAGTCAAATGTACACTTATGTATTAAGCAAGTACAACGAAGATTTAAATGCATTAGATATGCCATTTTTGTTTGACAGCCACGAACATGCAGCTCGAGTATTTGAAGGCTCAATTGGACAAGAACTGTTAGCTGGATACGAAAAAAATAGTCACATTAAAGGTATGGCATTTACCTACAGCGGCGGATTTATGAATGTACCATTAAGCAAAGATATTTCTAGCCTAAGCGATATGGCTGGTGTTCGAGTTCGTGTAAGTAATAGCCCTGTTGCTATTGACACATGGTCCGCTTTAGGTGCTGACCCGGTGGTTATGGATGTAGAAGATCTCACAGAAGGTATACGTGATGGTAGCGTTGGCGCTGGCGAAAGCTCATGGCCGCGTTTTTATGCTTGTAACCATAATGAAGTTACTGAAAGTATTCTTGACAGTGGTCACAGATTACTTTTAACTAATATTATTATTAATAGCGATTTCTTTGCTACATTGAGCCAAGAACTACAGACAGTAATGTTAGAAGCAGCAGTAGAAGCTGGGCGTTTTGAAAGAGCAATCAGCGTAGCTGATGTTGAACCAACTAGTGCTCGTGCTGTACAAGACGGAATACGTGTATTTAAATTAAGTGAACAAGATCAAGACCTTTTTAAACAGGCTACTGAAAAAGTTTATGCAAAATTTGAAAATCACTTTACACCCGGCCTAGTAAGTAAAATTCAAAAAGCCAAATATCATTAATTTTAAAAGGAAAAATAAAATGAAAACAACAACAATTCGCTGGGTTATTGCCCACGAGCCACTAAGCCTATTTGTACGTGCTGCTAAAGACTTCCAAGACTTTGTTAACAGTGCTCAAACAGCTGAAAAAATTGAAGTAGAAGTAATGACATTGAGTGAATACAGCCAAAAGTATAACAATGGTGTTGTAGTTACCAAACACGATCTATTAGACTTAATGGAAGCTGGCAAGATCGAAATGAGCCAAATGTATACAACTTGGTTAGCAGATCGCTATGAGCAAGATATGTTAGCATTAGAAATGCCATTTATTTTTGAAGATCATGATCACGCAACTCGTGTATTAGAAGGCGAAGTTGGCGAAACATTGCTAGAAAAAATTACTGAAAAATCAAATGTACGCGGTATGGCATTTACCTACAGCGGCGGTTTCCGTAACGTAATTTCAACTAAGAAAGTAAGCACACTACAAGGTCTAGTTGATGAAGATTCGAACAAATAAGAATCCAGTAGCGCAGGCAACTTTTAGAGCATTGGGCGTAGAGTCTGAGGACATACATATCTGTGAAATTGAAGATCTTGCAGACCATATCAAAGCCGGTGATTGTGATGCCGGCGAAGGTGTATATAGTCGTATCTACCCGTTGGGACAAAATGAAGTCACTGAATCAGTTATTGATTCTAAACACAGTTTGTTCCTAACTACCATGATCATGCGTGACGACTTTTGGCAACAGTTAAGTCCTGAAGTTCGTGCTGTAATCAAAGATGCAGCTATCCGAGCCGGCCGCAAAGAACGTCAAGCAACTATTGACGATGGTGAAGAAGCTAAAGCTAAGTTATTAGCCGAAGGTGTTAACATACATGATCTAACACTGGAAGAAAAAGCCGACTGGAAAGCTAAAACTCAAGTTGTCTATGATAAATTTGAACCAACTTTTACTCCTGGTCTAATTGATCGAATCAAACGTAGTTAACCAATAATGTAAGTGTATGTTGACATACACTTACATTTCTTATATAATACAAAATATATCAATTTGGAAATTATTATGAAGAAAATTCTATCAGTATTACTCTCTACCTTTGCATTAACTGCCATATCTGCAGAAACTGTAACAATCAACTACTCGTGGAGTGCCTCAGACACTGCTGCTAACTACTTTCGTGCTTTAGCCGAATCGGCCAATAAGTCGCAAACAAAATACAATTTTATTGTTGATTATAAACCTGGGGCTGGCGGTGCTGTTGCGGCTGTACACGTAGGAAAAACACCTAACACTATTTTAGCAACCAGTTCGGCATTTTTTATTCGTGCTAACTTGTACCCAGAATCTGGATACACACCAGACAATTATCAAGAACTTATGCCCGTTTGTTTTGCGCCATTTGCTATTAGCTCAATGAAGTACAAGTCCTGGAACGAAGTACCGATGGACAAACGATTAACAATAGGCATAAGCGGAATGGGTACTACAACACACCTTACTGCTATTCAAATTGCTAAACGATATCCCGATCTAGATATTATTCCGTTTAAGAGCACCAGCGAGGCAGTTATGTCTGTACTGAGCGGGCAAACTGATTTTGCAGTTAATCTACCAGGAGATACAGTACAACACGAAACATCAACGACTAGACGTATCTATGTATTAGGTACCGGCGGATCTGTGTCTGTTGATGGTAAACCATTATTAATTAATCAAGGATTTGGCCAAGCAATGACCAAAATGGGTAGTCCAGCACAGTTAATTGTTCCTAATAATGGATCTGAAGAAAAATATGCAGAATGGCGCAAAATCTTAATAGAAGCTGCAAAAACACCATTAGTTAAACAGGCTATATCTGAAGATTTCTGTAGTCCTAATAAAGAAATGCAAACACAAGATCCAGCAACGTATTATAAAGAATCAAAGGAATTTTGGTTACGCATGACCACTGGTGTTAAGGTAAATTGATAAAAAGATAAATATTATTACATAAAATAGTATAAATCTATAAATAATAGTAATATAAACCCCCCCAAGGAGAAATAAGTATGAACAACCCCCAAACAATACGCTGGTTAATTGCACACGAACCTGTAAAACTATTTTTGCGTACAGCAGAAGCATTTTCGGCTAAATTAGATGAATTGACCAACGGTCAATACAAAGTAGAGATTTTCACTCCAACGCAGTATATGAGTAAACTTTCAGATAGCGGTACTATGACAACAACATCAGTACAGGAATTTAAGTGGAATAACGGTCCAATGCAAGAAATTGATAGTGGTAATATTGAAATGAGTCAATTACATATTTCAGAATTAGGAAGATATCACAATCCAGATTTTTTTGCATTCGAACTACCTTTCTTATTCCGCGACCATGATCATGCTGCTTCAGTATTTGAAGGCCCAATCGGTAAAGGATTGATGTCTGGATTATCGGACCATAGTCCTGCACGTGGACTGGCATTTACCTACAGCGGCGGTTTCCGTTGTGTTGCCAGTGACACTGAAATTTCATCAATTGATGAATTAAAAGGCATGAAGTTTACAACAGGAATAAATCCTGTAACTATCGACACCATTACCGCCATTGGTGCGATTCCTGATCCTGCTCCAATCGCCGACCATGCTGAAAAAATTGCCAAAGGCAATGATGATGCTGATATATTAGAAACTACAATTCCACGTTATCTAGCACAGTTTCAGGGCACAGGTCACAAATCTAACCTATTAAATACTAAACATAGTTTATTTTTAACAAGTATTATTATTAGCAATAAATTGTGGGAATCATTAGATGTTATTACTCAAGCTGCTTTTCAAGAAGCCAGTTTATATGCTAGTCGTTTAGAGCGCAAATGGTCTGTTGAAGACGCAGTAAATTTTGCTGATACAGCTGATGAAAAATTTGAAGGTACTTATAAAGAGTTAAGTATTGAAGAAACAACTAAATTCAAAAAATTAACAGCACCATTGTACAACAAGTACGCCGACTTCTTTACTCCGAATTTCATTGATGGAATCATCAAGTCTTAACAATCTAACAACAATAAAATTTAAAAGTCTGCATAAACAAGAAATTGGTTATGCAGAACTTTTTTCTGGGTACAGAACACTGATATTTTCTATACCTAAGCCAATTGTTCAAACGGCATTTTGGCACTTTAAGAGTTTTGCAATAAAAGTTAATGCCATTGAACAATTGGGCGTTGATAAAGTATGTTGCGTAAGTTTTGAACCTTGGATAGTACCTTATGTAGAAATACATTCTACCGGTATTATTCCGCTACACGACTACAGTACAAATTTTGTGTCTTATCTTAAAGAATATACCAATTCTGATGTAACATTAAAAACATTATATACTCATTGGCAATACGTAGTCATTGTCGACAATGGTAAAGTCGAAAAGTTGTTTTCGAACCCAGTTAAAGATAATATGCCACTAAAGATCCATAACGATCCAAGATATAAATTTCGAAATTTAGACACCGATACAATCATACGATACCTCGATGAGGTTGACAACAAAAGATAAATAAAGTACAATAGATACTATTATAACATTAAGAACTTGTAACCATCCATTATCACTACAGCCAATTTGGGCGTGTCAGCCTATTGGTCCCTGTTTACAATGATTAATAGTGATATGCTGTTACATGTAACACAAGATCTACATCGTTTAGGCACAGGATACGTTTTTGTATCTGTAGCTGTAATGAGCAACAAACCAGATTTTGATCTTGAATGTTTTATAAATTACTGGAAAAATAATTTTAAAGATTTTTTTAAAATAGTAAAACGGGAATTAATTACCCCCTCCGAAGAACTACCACAGTTAAAAGATCGTCAAATTGCAACTTTTCTATTAAAGAAAAAATAATATAAATTCTGGTTACGTATGCCCACTGAGGCCAAGGTAAATTAAAAATGTCTAGCAAAGTAAATTATGGAAAAAAAATTCTACAGTTTAAAATATAAAATATTTCAAAAATATCTCCATAGTAACAACTATCGGGGTGGTATATGGGGAAGGGCAACATCTTACAATTTTTGTGATACAGATTCTAGGGAAGTGTCAATAAATCAATTAATTGATACATTAACACCTAAAAGCATATTAGATTATGGATGTGGTAAAGGTTTTGCCGCTGACGATATAAAAAGTAATTATCCAGAAATTGAAATTTACAAATTTGATCCGTTTGTTAAAGAGTTTTCTAGTTATCCAACAGTTCCTTGCGATTTAGTTACTTGTTACCTTGTAATGAATCAGGTTGAACAAGAGTTCAGGAGTCAACTCATTGACGAATTATATTCTTTAACTAATAAACATTTATTTTTATCAATTATATTACCAGCAAACATGTTAGAAGAAAAAATTAATATGTGGTTATCTTTATTTTCAAAATATACAGTTATATTTAAAAGTGTTGGCCCAGAATACGAAATTCTTCGACATGCAATGGATTACACCAACCCTACTTTTGAAATTTTAGAAACTAAAGAATTAGTACCGTATAAAAGTAATAATCTTTATATGTTGCTAGAAAAATAAATTAATACACTATAAGTTATACAATTCTACAAATAGTCTGTATACAGTGCCACTTCCAAAAATCCATTTTAAGACCTTTATAGTATTCATTGAGGTTGACAACAAAAGATAAATAAAGTACAATAGATACTATTATGACATTAAGAACTTGTAACCATCCATTATCACTACAGCCAAATTTGGGCGTGTCAGCCTATTGGTCCCTGTTTACAATGATTAATAGTGATCGTGAACCGGGGGGTCTTAGTTAAGATATCAATTTAATTTTATATTTTAATTAAGACCCTGGACTAAACACCCGGGGTTTTTTTATGGAGAACAAAATGTTAGAACGCAACAATATAGAAAAAGAAAATAAATTTTTGCTGTCAGCGGAAGAAAAAGTTGCTTTAATGGAAGCAAAAGTTAAACGAGCAGAAGCGCAAGTCCATGCGTTAGTTGAACAAATTAAACTAATGGAAGCGATTAAAACTCGTAGTTGATAGTAAGTGTGTAAAGAGGAAACGAGGTCCTCGCTGGGCACTATAAACATCTGGCAAACGGGCGGATACTTGGATCAAACTTGTGGCGATAACGCAAGCGGTAAAATAAGTAATAGTAAAGCATATGGGATGATCTAACTGGATAGGATGCGGGACAATAAGAGCCTGCTGTGTGAGTTCGAGTCTCACTCTAGTATGCTTTACTATACCTTTTGGCAACAGAGGGTTAAAAACTTAAAAGAAAGAAATCAATGTCAAAATTAATGCAACGTAAAAAACCTGGCTATACCAAAGACGGTGAAGTTAAAATTGTTTCATTAAGTATTCCACAATTAGTACCTATGTTAGAAAAAACCGCCAGTGCAAAAAAGAAAGCAAAAATACAGCGTAGACTTAATATTTTAGGTTACGTGGCGCCTCCTCTAGTAGCAGAAGAAACTGCCACAGAGTAGAATTAAACAACGCCGCGGGATTAGTTTAATGGTAAAACTACAGATTTCCAATCTGTTGTTATCAGTTCGATTCTGATATTCCGCTCCAGTAGTATTCCCAACGGAGAAGAAGCATCAATGGTGATGCAGTGGACTGTAAATCCGCCGCCTTCTGGCACGACTGGTTCGATCCCAGTGTTCTCCACCAACCAATCTCAGTGTAGGCTAGCCCGGCCAAGTCACTCGCTTTGGGAGCGAGATATCGTAAGTTCGAATCTTACCACTGAGACCACTAACTTATATTTTTGATACCACCGTTAGTATTTAACGTGTCATGGTATTTTACAACCACGTCCGCGCCATTGTTTATAATGAAGCTAGCAATAGAGTCCTGATCTTGTAATAAGGCATGCAAAACAAATTCATTGTTAGCATATTCTATAGCATAGTCAAGTATCTTAGTTGATTTTTCAAGCGTTTGTTTAAATTGTTCAACACCGAGTAATCGCCCGTCTACTCTTATTAAGCCTAATTCTCGCCCTAGAAATTTTAATTTATTGCCAATTAAACTTCCACGATCTTTTGTTAAAAACACAACATCGTCGGGTCGAGTAATCTTAATTATATCTCCAATGATTGCGATCTGATAATTAAGATTGATCCAATCAAATGGCAAATTTAAATCAGATACTGATTGCACTTTACGTACCGCCAGTGGCGGAAGACATTCTGTCAGTCCGTATATATCGTATATACTTTCAACTTCACATTGATCTGTAATTAACGTTAAGAAAACAGATGATAGCATATTGCCGCCGGTGGTTAACACTCTTAATTTTTTAGGCAATGGCAAGAAACTTGTTGTATTAAAGAATTGTATATGTGTGGCATGTAGTATTTCTTCCTTCCAGGTATGGTCGGCTAGGCTAACAACTTGTGCCTTGAACAAGCCAGGAAGTATAGCAGTAGTGTGTACTCCCATATGAGCCATACCGTGCGAAAAAACACAATAATCGTCTTCAACAAAGAAAGAATCCATGGCTAATTGTATACTTAATGACTCCAAATATGCCGACATAGACACAGGCTTAGGTTTACCAGTAGATCCTGATGTAAAAGCGTATACTATTTGTTTATCGGTGAATGGTATATTAAGTTCTTCGTAACCGTTCCATTGAGCACAGGCATAAGCATGGTCCCATGTATCTGTTTGATGCAATTGATCAGTAACGTGATCTAAATTAATAGTAGAGTGGTATAGATCACCGACTACAAATATAGAACTTACTCCGTGTTCCAAAATTAGTGTTTCGTTTATTTCTCGTCCCACAACACCAAGATGCTTGAATGATCGTTGACTTTTGTATAATGCAAGCAAAAATGCGATGCTACTAAAACTTAAGGTAGCATAGGCAACACCAATTGGTCCTTCATCTATTTTGTTAATTTTAGTTAACCAGTAACTGACCGCTTGTGCTATATCTTTGTAATTGTAATTGCGTCGGCGGTATCGTAAAATAAAATCATCGCGTATTCTAAAATTATTTTCCATTGCGTATCCTAGCAAGTCGAGCCAATGCCTGTGTTTTACGTTCGCTGTAAGTGGTAAAAATGTCAGGAAATACAGCATGAACAATACTAATAATACCAGCTGACAGTAATACAATGCCTGCACCAAACGCAAACTTAAAGTGTATCATATAGCAAGTATTTTTAGATTTTAAATGATTGAACATTACAGTATTTATAGATTGCCTGTTTTACAATAAAATATTGCCGTGTAGCTCAGTGGGAGAGCAATCGCTTGATAAGCGATAGGTCGTTGGATCGTTCCCAACCATGGCTACCAAATATCGGTCCTTAGTGAAATGGATTATCATTCTAGTCTTCGAAACTAGCGTTAGAGGTTCGAATCCTCTAGGACCGGCCAAATTATGGGCTTGTAACTTAAAAGTAAAGTAACGGACTTTTAATCCGTAAAAGAAGGAGCATTACCTTCCAGGCCTACCAAAATTGTTGGGGCATAGTTAAATGGTATAACAGCGGATTTTGATTCCGCTATTCTAAGTTCGATTCTTAGTGCCTCTGCCAGTCAATGCTTCCGGTGGTTCGAACCCATCAGGGAGTGCCAAATCCTGGCCATCGTATAGTGGAAAATACAGGAGACTTCTAATCTCTAAACGGAAGTTCGATTCTTCCTGGCCGGACCAATGGTAACATTAGTGTAAAGGTCCGCACCCGACTCTGTGAAAGTCGTAGTATGGGATCGTTCCCCATATGTTACCCCAAAAAAAAATGGAGAGTTGGCTGAGCTTGGCTTAAGGCAACAGTCTTGAAAACTGACGATTCAGAAATGGGTCCGTGGGTTCGAATCCCACACTCTCCTCCAATATACCCCAGTGGCGCAATCTGGAAGACGCACCTCTCTTAAAAGGAGGCGGTTGAGGGTTCGAGTCCCTCCTGGGGCACCATGTTGTATTTTTACAACACCTGTATTTTGGTTGACCAGTAATTCAATATACCGTATAATAGTTGTATATTAAGTAATAACTGTTCTTTAACAAATTGAGTAGCAAAATATAAGCCTTGTGAAAGTCGCTATATTGAAGCACATTAGTCTAAAGGGTCACCCTCCACTTGGGAGTTTTGGGCGATTAGTGTGTTTCAATATGGTTGAAAGAATTGGCACCCTAACAAGTCCATTAGAGGCCTGACGCCCCTGTAAACCAATCAATACTGTTTACGAACCGGGTCACTAATTTGGGTCTCAAAGTGTTCATGGACGCACACGACACTGTCACTGTCGAAGAAGGGGATCGTTACCCCTTGAGACCGCCAAGTTGTCATAAGTTGTACGAATAATGACGCCATCGTCTATTGGTTAGGACTCCAGGTTTTCATCCTGGCAAGCGGGGTTCGACTCCCCGTGGCGTTACCAAGTAATAAGTAATAATATGCGGGTATGGTGTAATGGTAACCCGAGACCTTGCCAAGGTTTAGTTGAGAGTTCGATTCTCTCTACCCGCTCCAGTTTTCTCTCCCAAGTGTTACGGTAGCACATCAGACTCCAAACCTGAGGGCCGCGGTTCGACTCCGTGGGGGGAGGCCAACAGTACGGTGGCTGAGTGGTCCAAAGCAACAGCCTGCAAAGCTGAACAACCGAGAGTTCGAATCTCTCCCGTACTTCCAGTTAAATTTTTGACTTAAAATTTATTTTACAAGCATGATAATAATTTTTATCAGACTCTGATAAACAGTTCCATAGACGTGAGTTAAACACACTTGCGTCTTGTTTTGTTCTTACGTCCCATTCGGCGGTTTCTTTTAGGTATGCACGAAACATATCTAAGTTTTCTATATCTGAATTACAAAATTCAATAAAGTTCGACATGTTATTTTTTGCATGTTGCTCGATGCGAATTTTTTTGTTATCTAATATAGGATGTTTAGTAATGTTATTGATGTACGTTTTTAAGTTTTGCTTATATAAATTTGGTAATATTTTAATTTCATAAAATTCTTTATTCATTAGTAAAACAGGAGAGAATCCTATACTTGGCCAATCTTTTGCTGTGCTGGTTTGATGCCAATAATCTAATATGTCATTGATGTAGAAAATATTGTTTAAGTAAGTTACAAAAGTAACAGTATATTCAATATCAGTGTGCTGGAAAAAACAATCTAAATTGGTTTCTATTTTACTAAATTTTGCAGGCCATCTAAGATATTCGTAATTTTGATCAACACTATCAATACTAAGAAAGATATGTGTGTTAAATAATTCTAATTTATCTACTATACGTTTAATATAAGAAGTACCATTTGTAGTCAGTATAATATTAATATTAAAATATTCTTTTTCAATCATATAATCTAATAGACGTTCTAGACCGGGTTGAATCATTGTTTCGCCACCCATTAATTGCAGTTGTATACCATCACTTAGACTATTGAGTATAAATTGCCATTCTTTGGGTATATCGCTTCGGTCAACGGTATAATTAGTCAACGGACCCTCGACAGTATTGGTCATTTTGGCATATAGACTACTATCCCAAGGAAAACAAGAACGACAACTAAGATTACATAGATTACTAAATTGTAAAAGGATTTCTTTTATTTTTAATTCTTTGTTGGGATAATTTGTAACAACATCTTTAACATAATCTTTATCAGGCCCATTTAATCTTATTTGGCTGTACATTATTCTATCACTGGTAGCACCCCATTCTTCGGTTTGGTAACAATGAGCACAACCTTTGTGTTTCTGTCCATTGACTATATCAGTTCGGAGTTCGGTAAATTGTTTGCCAAGCCAAACATTTTCGGTAAATTTTGGTTTGTTTGTACTTCTCCAATAACAACAAGGGCCAATTTCGCCAACGTGATTAAATAAATTTGTAAATGGCAAAGGGCAAAAACTGGGATTATCTTTAATCCATTGTAATTGGTCTTCGGTTTCTTTGGGAAATTGTATCATGACACAATATTTATTTGTAGCAAGATGTGGTATATTTTAATAGTTGACTTATAATCCAATTTGTTTTACAATAAAGAAAGGAGCACATCATGAATACATTTAACCGATTGATAGGACGCAGAATCAATGGCATTCTGGTGACTCCTAACCACAATCGTTTTGCTTTTCGTACTGTGGAAGGCGAATTGCTGATATACTACACATCGGGTGATTGTTGCAACACAGTTTATCTCAATCACTTTATGGGTGCAGACGTAGTAGGTGGCAACAGTTTTGATCTGTTGCGTGGCGCAGTGGTATTGGGTGCCGAAGAAAAAGAATGGGTTAATGTCGATAATGAAGACAAAGAGTCATGGAATGTGGTCGAAGACGGATTCTTTACTATTCGTACTGACAGAGGCTACATTGACTTTGAAGTTCGCAATGAACACAATGGCTACTACAGTGGTCATGTTGGTGAATACAGCGAGGGCGATCTTGATGCTGAAGAGTTGGCAGAATTTGAACCATTGGTAGATTTTTAAAAGAAAGGAGGCGCTTATGCCTAGTGTATTTTTAGTCAGCGACACGCATTTTGGACACGCAGGTGTATGTCGCTTCACACGTAACGACGGTGTTACAAAACTTCGTCCATGGGATGATCCTGCGGAAATGGACGAAGCCATGATTCAAGCATGGAACGAACGTGTTCGTCCTAATGACAAAGTCTATCACCTGGGCGATGTTGTTATTAATAGACGTGCTATGTCAACACTTGCTCGCCTTAACGGGGATAAAGTTCTTATCCGCGGTAACCACGATATTTTCCGTGATGATGAATACAGACAGTACTTTCGTGAACTACGTGCTTACCACGTTATGAACGGACTTATCTTGTCCCACATTCCTCTACACGAAGCAAGCCTTGGTAGGTTTGGTACGAATATTCACGGACACCTTCACGCTAACAGAGTTATGAAAGCAAGAGGAGTTGATGCTCGCACCGGAGAGACATTATACAGTGATGAAGTTGATACAAGATATCACTGTGTCTGTGTTGAACAAACTCCAGACTTCGCACCGATTCTCTTTGAAGATGTATTAAAGAGGATTACCGAAGAGGGCGGTATTGTTGGCTTCCGTAATGGAAATGGTCCTACTATGTAATTGCTGACCCACATCTAGCAATAGAAGTCATTCAGCATCCGCCGGGGCGAAACGTGGGATGGGCTGCCGTCTGCGGGGTTTGATAGTTTTCCTGACACAAAAAAAACTATCATTGACACACAGTTATAAACATAGTATAATTAATTTAAGATGTAAAAAGTTTGGGTACAGGGGTGACGCCCATCTGATACTAGTATAAGGCCGAGTATGTAGCATTGCAAAACAGTCGCTCGAAAATTTTGCAATATCGGGTATTCCCGAAGCGGCACCAGTATTTTAAAGCTACGAAATAGCCGACATTTTGTTAAAACGTACAACGAATGGTTTTTTGCAGACCGATGTATTTGTTATACGGTACCGAGCTCGGGAGAACGTCCCGGGGGTGAACAATTTACAGTTGTAAAGCAGATTTTATGTACCCAAACTTTTTAGATTTTGCGTCTGTGATGTAATTGGTAGCCATGCGAGTCTTAGAAGCTCGTGCCGTAAGGCGTGTCAGTTCGAGTCTGACCAGACGCACCAAAGTAATATGGGGGATTGATGTAATGGGAGCCTGGGACCTTTGCAAGGTCTTCGTGAGAGTTCGATTCTCTCATCCTCCACCAAGTATTAAATATTCCTCGATAGCTCAGCGGTAGAGCAGCAGACTGTTAATCTGTTGGTCCGTGGTTCAATCCCACGTCGAGGAGCCAAGAATACCGGAGAGCTGGCCGAGTGGTCGAAGGCACCTCCCTGCTAAGGAGGCATATGGGCTTAAACCTGTATCGAGGGTTCGAATCCCTCGTTCTCCGCCAATTAGTAAATTACTATTTGTCCTTTGATTACGTGTCTATGTTGTTTAACAGAGGATGGATTTTGATCTAAAGATAAAGATTTTGTTTTAAATCCTTTATTGTTTTGTTCAATGATACTATCGCCAATATAGTAATACGGACTTCCAAATATACCTATTTCATCTGGTTTTCCATTTGTTAAACTTATATACTTAGAATCTAGATTATCTAGCAAATATGTAATCCCAGACTCCCAGACAGAATATAATTTAGTATCTTTAAAATTAACGTGAAACCAATAATCCATCTGATTGAATATATTACTAGTAGGTTTTAAAGTTTGAAAAGTATGAAAATCATAATCTGGGTATATAATGTATTTAACTATTTGTTCGTATACAGTACGCCTAGCCAGATTATTGTTAGGCCATTGTAATACTCCTCGCATTTGAGAATTTTGTGGCATACTAAACCAACGTTTAACTTCATGTGCTTGTTTGGCTATTAGCTCAGGGCAATCAGGAGACCAATAAAAAAATTCATTTGTAATGTTAGTATAGTCATCTATTACTTGATTATTGTGGTTGGCTATTCCGTCTAAGAAAAATAAAAAAATTTTATCGTCTTTAATGCAAATTTTAGGTTTATCAACTCCATAAATTACGCACATTTTATATACCCGATCAGCAGTATTTTTATTATTAATAAGATGTTTAAATTTACTAGAATGACCGGGTTGTAAATAATGTCTGGTGCGAAAGATCCACGACTCGTCTTTATCGTCGGATTCTTTAATCATATCTTCTGTATAATCATGCACTGTAATTTTAGTCTCGGGATAGTTAGTAGCAATCCAGTTCAACAAAGGCTTTGCCGCAAATTCCCATTCGCTTAAAGTATTCTCGGGCCGAGTATCAGTTGGATCACCTGATACCCCTTTTTCTCCCTGTTTAGGGTATCGAAAGATCACTTCGTCTAGGTGTATACCATTGAGTAAAAAGCTGTAAGCAACAGTGGTACTATCACTACCACCACTAAGTTCTAGTCTAATATAATCATAGGTGTCACGTAGTTGTTGAGCACGTCGACGATATAATTCTCGCAATGATTCTTCGGGTTCTATGTGCCATGGGTATTTAACAAATACATCTTCATTAAAGAACCATGTAACGTCTAGGTTCTTTTTTGAGGCCTCAATTAAGGCCTGTATTTTATTGTAATATATTTCGTCGCCTACTAGATAATATCCTAGTTTTTTATTAGGGTCAAATTTAACACCAGCATGGGAAGTATGTTCTATTTTGTTCATTAGTAAATTACCAGTTTGCCATTGATTATATGCCTACTCTGTCTAGGTGCATAATCAAGGGTTTGACTTAATCTTAACGATTTTGTATTAAAACCAGACACATTGTGATGTGCAAACTTGTCATCCGCAAAATAATAATACATACTTTCAAACATTTGAATGTCTGTTGGGCGACCTAATCGTTTGCCCACGTATTGTGGATCAATATTATCTAGAAAATAGTTAATCCCTGATTCCCACGCAGCATACAAGTTAGTTTCTTTGAAGTTTTGATGAAACCATTGATCCATCTCGTTGTATATATTATTAGTGGGTTTGTTGGTCTGGAATGTATGAAAATCATAGTCGGGATATACAATACGTTTTACAAGTAGTTCATAAAATGTACGCACAGCAAAACTAGAGTTAGGCCATTGTAATACTCCTCGCATTTGAGAATTTTGCGGCATATCAAACCAACGTTTAATTTCGTGTGCTTGTTTGGCTATTAGTTTGGTACATTCTGGAGCCCAAAAAAAGAATTCATTTACAACATCTGATGTTTCTGCAGCAATTTCATTGGTATAACTAGCGATCCCGTCCTGAAAATATAAAAAGAATTTATCATCTTTGATAAAAATTTTAGCCTTGTCGACCCCGTATAACAAACACATTTTATTAGTTTGATTTAATAATTGTTGATGTTCTTTTAAGTGTCGATCTTCAAACTTATGTATATGTCCTGGTTGCAAATAGTGTTTAGTTCGAAAAATCCATGATTCATCTTTTGAGCCAGCTTCGGCTATCATATCTTCTGTATAATCATGTACAGTAATTTTAGTCTCGGGATAATTAGTAGCTATCCAGTTCAACAAAGGCTTTGCCGCAAATTCCCATTCGCTTAAAGTATTCTCGGCATGAGTATTATACGGATTTCCTGTCATACCTTTTTCTCCTTGTTTGGGATAACGAAAGATCACTTCGTCTAGATGTATGTTATTAAGTAAAAAACTATAAGCAACCGTAGTGCTATCACTACCACCACTAAGTTCTAGTCTAATATAATCATAGGTGTCACGTAATTGTTGAGCACGTTGACGATATAATTCTCGTAATGATTCTTCAGGCTCAATATGCCAGGGATATTTAACAAACACATCTTCATTAAAGAACCATGTAACGTCTAGGTTCTTTTTTGAGGCATCTATTAGAGCTTGTATTTTATTGTAATATATTTCGTCGCCTACAAGATAATAGCCTAGTTTTTTATTAGGTTCAAACTTAACGCCAGCGTGGGAAGTGTGTTCTATTTTGTTCATTAGTGGGGAATAAAGGAAGTTCTGTAATATTTATTATTAGTTGTTGACGCTAGAATAAAAAATCTATATAATAAAAATATATTAAATAAAAGTATCGCCCGTTTAGCTCATTTGGTAGAGCAACTGATTTGTAATCAGTAGGTGGTCAGTTCGAATCCGACAACGGGCACCAATTTCAAATAGGAAAATCATGCAAGTAACCTGCAGTCATATTTTAGTTCCGACTCTGGAACAAGCTCAAGATCTACATACCCGCATCGTAGCCGGTGCTAACTTTGCCCAAATGGCCATGGAACACAGCCTTTGTAATAGTGCTTCAGTTGGTGGCAACCTAGGAGCATTTGGACCAGGCCAAATGGTTCCTGAATTTGAACAGGTGGCTTTTGCCTGTCCAGTTAATGCTATGAGCCAACCAGTGCAAACACAGTTTGGCTACCACCTAATACTACGTACAGCTTGATCATGGCAGAAGAAAAGAAAAGTAAAAATCCATTTATAGCCGCTGCACAGGCCGCTAAAGACTCTGCGGCCAATCCCAAGATACCTGGTGCCAAGACAGCACAGGTACAAAAAGCCAAATTTGGCACACAGGTACAGGGCAATAAACCAGCTAAAAGATCCGCTGGCCGTGGTCGTTAAGTACCTACTTAATTGTATTTTTTACTCAAAAACTACTAGAATCGCATTTAGCCTTATTGACATATTTGGAATAAGAATATATTATATCATATTAACATAGCTATATAATACTGACACCAACGGTGTCATAACAAAAAGGAAATTACGAATGAAAAAATTATTAACCGCATTACTGATCGTGGCAGGTGTAAGTGTAGCACAAGCAGAAGTATCAACCAACTTAGGCGCAGTCAGTGACTATCGCTTCCGTGGTATCAGTCAAACTCAATTGGCACCAGCAGTACAAGGTGGAATTGATTTTGCCGATAAAAGCGGACTCTATATTGGTAACTGGAATAGTTCAGTTAGCAGTCAGATGTACACTAACGGCGCAGGATTAGAAAGCGATTTCTATGCTGGATACAAAAAAGAGTTTGGTGGAATTACATTCGACGTTGGTTCTTACAACTATCTCTATCCACGTGCCTCTGCCGCCAATGGTGCTCGGTTCGACACCAACGAAGTTTACATTGGTGCCTCACGTGGCCCAGTTGCACTTAAAGCAAGTCAATCACTGAGTGATTATTTTGGTACAGCAAACAGCACAGGATCACGTTACTATCAAGCAGATGTAGCCTTCCCAGTTGCCGCTAAGATAACACTAAATGCTCATGCTGGTATGACCAGTGTTGCCAATAACTCAACAGCAAATTATAATGATTATAATGTTGGTGCAACATACGATTTATCTGGTTGGGCAATCAGTGCCAAGTATTATACAAACAGTTCGTTAGGTTCTAGTGTCGTCGGTAATAATACTATCAACGGTTTAGATCTAACCAAAAACGCATTTGTATTATCAGCAAGCAAGTCATTCTAATCTAATTTAGAGCAACAAAATAACCCGCTTCGGCGGGTTTTTTATTGACCTTTAATTCAATGCCTGCTATACTACATAAAGTTCAACTCCTAAAGGAATCGTTATGTTTGAAAGTTTAGAAATCCGCAGAGCGGCAAATGGTTTTATTTTGGTAGTCAATACCGAAGAAGATGCACAAGAGTTTGTCTACGATACCGAACGTAAACTAGTTCGTGTTGTTAAACAATACCTAGGCGAACGTGTGAGCAAAGAAGAGATTGCTATTTGATGAGTCGTTGGTATAGAGAATCGATTAAACAAGGGCAAACATCGCCCAATTACCTAGCCGCATTTGCCGTTAATTGCATTAACCCAATATCAGTGGATCTAAACCGTCCGTTGACCATACTAGATGTTGGATGCGGGTCCGGCGAACAATTTAGTAATATATCTAATCGTGTTGGCCTAGAAAAGTTTAGCAAAAAGCTGGGCATCGAGTGGTCACCGTCGGCAGTTAAAAAACACCAGACAAAGTCAATCTTTGATCAGGTGGTACATTGTGAATCTGATCGATTGCCTTTTGCTGATCAAGAGTTTGATATTGTTACCAGTGTTGAAAATTTAGAACACTTATATGCCGAGGATGTTCGATTGGCCGTTGAAGAATTGAAACGTGTAGCAGACTACGTTATATTAATTACTCCCTTGCCCGTGGATGTAATTAATTATCAATTTCTAAACAGAGAAATAGCCGAAGCTTCGGCT